ATGCCGGATGGTTTCCCGTTTGAAACGACCATCAAGACAGAGACATTCGGCAAAGGTAGAACCAAATACGTGTTTACATGAGAAGAGTTGAAGGAAGTTCCGGGGTTTCGCTGATGGAATGCACGAACCCGGTTAAAGACAAATGGCGCATCCGATGGGATGTGCAGGAAAAAGAGAACGGCTCTGCCTCCTACATGGAAGAGGAGTTCGGGCATAAGCCTACTGATGAGGAAATCCACACATTGGTTATGTCCTGGTATAACAGCCAGACTGATGCGGCTATCCTATCCGGATTCGCCTATAATGGTGCCCATGTATGGCTTTCTGTGGAGAACCAGTACAACTATAAGGCAGCATACGATTTGGCCGTTCAGACGGGCGGAGAAACCCTGCCAGTGACGTTTAAGTTCGGTTCGGATGAACAACCGGAATACCATACTTTTACTCAGTTAGAAGAACTGAAAGATTTCTATACAAAAGCAGTAGGATTCATTCAGACAGTTCTGGCTGAAGGCTGGGAAAAAAAGGACAAGTTCAATTTGGAATTATATCGGATTGAGTGATTGACAATCCCTTCGGGGGAGGGATAAAAAAAGCCCCCGGCCTGTTAATATAGACGCCAATCATTTATTAACACAAAACGCCACGAGAGTGCGCGACCGGGGGCAATGCCCTCTGCCGCACTCTCGTGGCGTTTTTACGCATTAAATAAATGATTGGCATTGCAAAAGTACAAAAATGATTGGATATGACATTGTTTGAAGCACTTAAATTTAACAGAGAACCGCTTGAAATGCTTATAAGTTTGGGCGGCAAGCAGGATGACCTTCGATTCATAGACTTATATACGGAGTATGAGGTCATGAAAAAACAAGGTGAAAAGACCACTTATGCAGTGGCGTTTTTGGCAAATAAATATTCGGTAAGCGAACGTAAGGTGTATGATGTTATCAAACGGTTTGGAAAGCACTGCACGCTCGGTGCAGTGTGATTGATGTGCCGGGGATGCCTTGTGTTGTCCGGTAGAGCTACCTTTGTACAACCAAAAATAAAGCTCATGAATAAGTATTACCAGACATTAGACAAGATACTCCAAACGGGCAAAATCCAGACCAATAGGAAAGGGCGTATCAAGTATCTATTAAACGAAAGGCTCATGCTAACCCCCGCTGATTTACTTGACATATTTGAAAGCCACGGGATAGCCAGGAAAAAGCTGAAAGAGGAATTGAAACTGTTTATGCAAGGAGTCCGGGATGTGGAAAAATACAAAGAGGCAGGGATTACCTGGTGGGATTATTGCGGCCATACCCTTGTAAACAGCTATCCAACTTACTTTGAAAAGCTTCCACCCCTCATAACCAGGATTAACCGGGAAAAGCGCAACAGCAAGAATTATGTCCTGTTTCTTGGAGAAACCGGGGTGGAAAGCAACCAGGCACCCTGCCTGAGTCTTGTGCAGTTCCAAATTGATGAGGGAGAATTGGTGCTATCTGCATATCAGCGTAGTTCTGATGCGAACCTTGGGCTTCCGGCTGATATTTATCATCTTTATCTGATGGCAAGGCAGGTGGAGCTTCCCCTGAAGTCCATAACCCTTGACCTTGGAAATGTGCATATATATGAAAATAACATTGACCGGACTCTGGAACTGTTATCCGGAGTTGAAAACATTAAATTTGACTTGAACGTATGAAGAATATGAATTTATCTGCACCACTGCCATTTGTAGGCCAAAAAAGAATGTTTGCTAAAGAGTTTATTAAAGTTTTGGAACAGTTCCCTGAAGATACCGTGTTTGTGGACTTGTTTGGCGGTTCCGGACTTCTTTCGCATATAGCCAAAAGAAGCAAGCCCGATGCTACTGTTGTCTACAATGACTTCGACAACTACCGGTTCAGACTGAAAAATATCCCACAGACAAATAAACTGCTTGCCGATATTAGGGAGCTGGTGGGTAATTCGATACCCAAACATAAACCAATTAAAGGGGAACTTAGAGAACGCATTTTTAAACGTATCGAGGAAGAAGAACTAAATGTTGGGTACGTGGATTTTATAACCTTATCATCCTCACTTATGTTCTCCATGAAGTATAAATTGTCTGTAGCCGAAATGCGCAAGGAAGTCCTTTATAACAACATTCGCAAGACCGGTTATCCGGAGTCTTCTGACTACTTAAAAGGGCTTGAAATTGTATCATGCGACTACAAAGCAGTATTCAACCAATATAAGGATGTTCCCGGAGTCGTCTTTTTAATTGATCCGCCTTATCTTTCCACTGATGTTGGTACGTACAATATGTATTGGCGCTTGTCTGATTATTTGGATGTTTTAAAGATACTCGAAAAGCATTCCTTCGTTTATTTCACATCCAATAAATCCTCCATACTTGAACTGTGTGAATGGATTGGAGCAAACAAAACCATTGGCAATCCTTTTGAGGGTTGTACAAAAAAGGAATTCAATGCCCACATGAATTATTCTGCCGAATATACAGACATGATGCTGTATAAGAAACAGGAAAAATTAGTTCATAAAACAGCTGCTTAGCACTGAACAAAGATACAATTTTTCAAGTAGAAGGCCAAACTTTTGAGCCTTATTTTAATGCCGTTATAAAGCCATTTTTTATGAAATTATAAAGCCGAAACAGAGGTCATTACAAAACTTTTGTTTCGGCTTTTTGAGTGTTGCGCGCTTTCCTTTTTTGAACGCTTCGTTTTGTCCTTTTCCCTGAAAATCGAACGCTTCGTTTCGGATTCTGCGGAAATTTGGATTTGCGGATTATACAATTGGGGAATCGGAAATAATCGTTATGAGAAAGATGAAGGTGCTTAAATACGAGTCTAGCAATTCTATCACTACCAATAGGCTCATCTGCTTCTTTTACAGCATTCCAAATGGCAGAGCGTATTTTACCTATACGTATAAAATCATTAAAATGGCCAGATTGTAGGGCAGCATCCTGACGAGCATCCACAAAAGTCATGACTTTACAGTCTGCAGGTTCTACATTTGCATTTCTCATTTTTATGACATTCTCATATGAAAGTACGGTTGTTGCTGTACTTCTACCTTCACTACCAATTTTTGATAACTTAGACCATTCTTTACTTGATCCTGAATAGATAGCTTTTGCCGTTGGATCATACTTCAGTGGACTTGGCACATATATTCCTTCAATACACTCATTATTAACATCTTGAACTTCTGAAAGGTTCCCATATATTGTAAAATAAACTCTTTTTGGGAAACGATCTAAATAAGTTTTCTTAAATTTTCGATTCCCATTTTTATCTATAGTGTACCAGTCCTCTGGAATATCATCTGAATTTGGATCTAATAAGAAATCTTCAACAGATTCATTCTTATGGGGAACGATAATATAACCGTTGTTTATAGTAAATTCTTGCTCTTCTTCATCTAATTCATTACGCTCATCGTAATTTCTGGGTAGAAGAGTGTCGTTTATAATTTTTACAGAATACAATTCATGTCCGCTTAAACGACTGAACATGATAGGATAGTATTTTACTTTATGCTCATTATCAGACAATTCTTCACAATATAATTTTTCATCAACTGTAATGTAACGGTTTTCAGGATTTCCTAATGTTGCATATACATTTCCGGTCTGAGGAATAAATTGATGGATTTTATAAGGTAATAGATTAGCCCCTTGATTAATATTAATATCATTACACCAGTTTAATATCTCAATAATGTGCTGAATACAAAGATCTATTGAGACTTTTCTATCAATATAATTATGTAATTGTTCAGCTATTTTCCTAATAGAACAAGGAGCTCCTCTGAAGTACTTTTGTTCCTGTTTGTCAAAGCTCAGCGCAATGTTCTGCTCAATCCAATTGGCTGTAGGATGATTACGGAGCATATCAGCATTTAAATCTGACGGAATAGGAGAATTTATAGCTGATAGTATATCCTCTTTAGAATAATTTGTATTGGATAAGCCAACCTTCAAAGTTTCATCTACAACTTGATTAATATCATAGGAGCTGCCAAAAATGCAAGAAGCAACTTCTGCAACCTTTTGACGCTGTTCTTTATAGCTAAGTTTATCATCTGCAACCATTGTGGCAGATGTTCCAAAACATAACACTGGCTTTTTAGCTTGTGCCTTTATTCGCCTAATCAAAAATGAGACATCACTACCTTGCATACCACGATAGGTGTGCAATTCGTCAAATATCAAATAATGAAGATTCTCAAGGAAACAATCTCTGAGCCGTTTTTCATCGCCAGCTCGAGTCATTAAAAGTTCCAGCATCATATAGTTGGTTAATATGATGTTGGGAGGCGCAGTTTGTATGCGTTCTCTAACTTGTGAATCTTCTTGTCCTGTATATTTGGCAAATGTAAACGGGCATTCTTTTCCTGTTGCATTTTCATACTGTTGACGATATCTAGCCAACTCTTCGGATTGAGAGTTGATGAGCGCATTCATAGGATATACAATAATGGCTATTGTTTTATTGATAGAATCTTCTTGATGTTGTAGTATATAATTGAAGATGGTAGCCATAAATGTACGAGATTTGCCAGAACCTGTACCTGAGGTTACAATAAATTCTTTATCTTGACATCCTAATTCTATCGCCTCCTGTTGGTGTTTATAGAAGGGATTCTTAAAAAATAATCCTAAGTCTTTATGAATAGGGAAGCCATTTTTGATCATTTGACTGACATCGATTCCAGACGCAAAATTAGGATTAAACTGAATTAAGGCATCCGGCCACAATTTTTCACTTTTAATGGCCTCACTAACCTCTTTTCTTATCCGTTCGTCTTTTATGGAAACGAAACTACCGATATATTCTTTATAGCTTCGTTTTATTTCTTTGTATATATCTAATATATTCATATTTGTATATAATCGTTCTATTGTTTTGAGCTTATTAACAGTTCTCGAATATCGACTTCTAATATTTGAGATATTCTTAATAATGTTTCAAGACTTGGTTGGGAAGTGTTTGTGCACCATTTGGACACAGTAGCAGGATCTTTCTCCAATTGCTTAGCTAGCCATTTATTGGTTCGCTTTTTCTCCACAAGCACAACCTTGATGCGGTTTATGTCTTTTTCTTTTTCCATAAGGATTTTCTTTCGTTCTATGCAAAGATAAGAAAGCCTATCTATTTTTCATCATTTCAATAGGACTATTTGTAATATAAATTGCGAATTAGTTCAATATTATAGCTATTTATAGATAACATAATTTCTTTTTGGAATAGAAATCTGTATCTTTGTAGGTAACAATGTTTTGATATGGGCAATTGCTGATAGAAATAGAAAAATAGATATTAATTATATGGAACAAATAATAACAACAACAGTTGTAACTTTAATATCAGGAGCTATCGGTGCCATAATTGGTACTTATGGCGGAGCGTTATTTGCTGCAAAAAGACAAGAAAAACATATAAAAGAACTTAGACAAGTCGCTATAAAAGCTTTAAAAATATTCCAAAAGTATGCTCGTAATAGACAAACTTACGATGTTGCAGCTTCTGAATTCAATAATGCATTAAGTATTGCTGAGAAAAGAGTTTTTATTGTTGCATTACATAAGTTGGGTATCCCTATTCTGGCAACTCCAGATTCTAAGTTTGACATACAAAATATTGTATTTGAAAAAAGAGAAATAGATAAAGACGAAATAGAAGCTATTATCAGCCAAATACAATTAGGACATTGTGATCAGTTATTTTACATTGAACCTGATAATTATTTTAGTGAAAACATTCGTTTAAAAACATTACGTTATATTGCCAAAAGATGGGTAAGAGAAGTTTTTGGTAAAAGCAAACTTGATCGTTCTCAGAATCCTATTGTTATAGTTTATCCTACTAATTGGTGGCTAGGTTATACATTAGGGGAAAGGTTAGGAATTGCGGTTTTAAGAGAACGTATATCTTTAGACGAATATTTTGATGAACAAGGCTTGCCTAAGGAAGATTCTATTGAGCGTTTAATAACAGACATAGATCGTGGTCTATGGGATAGTAGCTTCTTTTGGGATATAGAAAATTATCGAAGCGTAACTGCAACAAGTTCTCTTAATAATATGATCTCTCAATTATTAAACAATAGTCAGAACAGTACGATTCAGAAAAAAGAGAGATAAAAGACAAAAAGTTTGTAAAAAAAGCAACAGAGAGGATTTTCCTCTCTGTTACGAAAAAAGTTACACCTCTAACTCCTTCAACGGCAATCCATAATTATATTGTCTGAAAAGTCCTCTGTGGATAAGTTTCAGACCAAGGGTCTGATAATACTTGTAGTCGTCATCCTCGGTGCAGAGGTATTTGTAACCATAGCGCGGGGCGTACTCCTTGAAGAAGCGGGCAAGGTCTTTCAGGTTTTCCTGCTGGTTTCGTTTGAAGTTGCTGCGTACAATGATAATGCTCCAGTCGGGGATGCTGCCAACACCACAACTGTATTCCCAGAAACGGATATATAAATCCATTTCGCCTACATGGACGGAAACACATATGCCGTTGGCGTTGTGCATGACGGAACAGCAGTTTCTGTAACCGAATCTCTCACACAAATAGAGATTGAAATCGTAAATAAAATCGGAATAGTTCATAATAATTTGAATTTTGATGGTTAATAAAAAATTGATTAT